TCCAAATGACTTTCAACCTGCAGGCTCAATCGGGCTTTCGCCGGGATTCCATGTGGTGTGGTCCCGCGGCGCATGCCGTTATGCCCAGCCCCGCCGAGCGAAACGAGCGGGGCGCCTGCACATCTTTTGGCAGGGTGCTGAAAGCGGCAGACATAACATCTGTGCGGCCAGGTTCAGCCCAATGTGGTATCGCCCAGCCCTGCCTCACTTTCTGAAATCTCAAATTTCAAATCTCCAATGATCCATGAGTTCGCCCGCCCCGTTGCCGTCAAGACCCCGCTCGGTCTTGGCTCGGTGTGGTATGTGGAGTCGCAGGGAGCCTATTTCAACAACATCTACGCCGTGATCCTCGAGGACACCGGCGAGACGCGCTACATGCGCAGCGATCAGTTCGTCGTCTTGGAGAATCCCACGATGGACATCAAGAATTTGGGCGCTGGCACGGCTTAACAAAATCGGCCCTGGGGAGGGTCCGAGCGTCAACCAGCCAGCGCCCATTTACATTTCATGCCAGAACACCCTCTCATCGTAGCCTACGGCGGCGGCACCAACAGCACCGCCATGCTTTGCGGCTTCCGCGAGCGCGGCATCCGCCCTGCGCTGATCCTGTTTGCCGACACTGGCGGCGAGTTGCCGCACACCTACGAGCATCTGCGCTTCATGTCGGACAAGTGCCAAGAGTGGTTTGGTCTGCCGATTGAGACGGTCTTCAAGACTTACAAGGGAGAGCAAACATCTTTGGAGGGCGACTGCCTCCGCAATGAAACGCTGCCTTCTCTCGCCTACGGATTCAAAGCCTGCTCAATGAAATACAAAGTTGAGCCGCAAAACAAAAGGGTGCGGAAATGGATGGACGAGCAAGGCGTAAAGACCGTTACCAAGGCTATCGGTTACGATTTTGCAGAGGGTCATCGCGGCGGCTCGATCACGACCAAGGATTTAGGCAAGGGGCGCATCGAGAATTACTGGTATCCGCTCATCGAGTGGCAGTGGAAGAGGCAAGAGTGCATGGATGCCATTTGCCGCCACGGCCTCCCGCAAGCAGGCAAATCATCCTGCTTCTTCTGCCCCGCGATGAAGCTGCGCGAAATCCTGCGACTCCGCGACCAAGCGCCGGAATACTACCAGCGGGCGATTGCGCTGGAAGACAACGTCAAGGTCAAGGGACCGAAGGAAGGGCTGGCGTTTGGCACCAAGTGGACCGAGATCGTCAAAGCAGACGACGATCAGCTCAAACTTTTCGACTGGCTAGACAAACACGACCCGCATCATGTGCCGTGCGGGTGCTATGACGGATGAACGAGCACGCACAACGCTTCAAGCCCACACCGCACCCTGTCATGCAGGTCGATCTCGACTTGCTCGAGAAATTGGGACCGGACGAAGGCTGGAAATATCTTAAAACACGCGAAGAGCTAATCGCCCGCGAGGCCAGTGATCCATTCCGCTATGGCTACATCCCGCCGGTCTGGAAGCGCGCGTCCGAATTGCTAGAAAAGCACCGCGAGATCCTCGTCATGGGCGGAAACCGCAGTGGAAAGACCGAGTGGGCGGCGAAAGAGGTCATCAAGACCATGTATTCCAAGCCCGGAGCGGTCGTCTGGTGCTTTCAAACGACCGCACCAAACTCCATTGAGCTGCAGCAACCCCGCATTTGGAAATATATGCCTCCCGAGTGGAGGAACGCGCGCAAAGGCCAAGTCACGAACATCACCTACAGCGTCAAAGGTGGATTCACCGAGGCAAAATTCGTTGCACCAAACCAATCGATCTGCATTTTCCGCAACTACGCGCAAGATCCGAGCACGCTGGAGGGCGGCGAGATCGATTTTGCCTGGGCGGACGAGCTGGTTCCGCTTGATGTCCTCGAAACCCTCCGTTTCCGCCTCGTAGACCGCAACGGCAAGTTGGCCGTGACCTTCACGCCGGTCGAAGGCTGGAGTCCTACGGTCGCCGACTACCTGTCTGGCGCCAAGACGGTCGAAGACACCGACGCCGAGCTGCTGCCTATCTACAAAGACAAGTCTGCCCTGCAATGGGGCGTTGAAAACGCCATCGGCGCGGTCAAGGCAACATTGACGGGCGACATTTTGTACGAAGGCGAAAGTCATCGCTACATCTCCGGCTACGAGCGGGTGCCTATTGAGCAGATCAACCCAAAAGGTCGGCCCATTATTTATTTTCACACCAAGCTGAACCCTTGGGCTGGCTGGTCGCGGATGAAGAAAGAGTTGCAGAGCGAGACCAAAGAAAAAATCCTCTGCCGCGCTTACGGTGTGCCGACCAAAGCCATCAGCGGCCGGTTCCCCTTGTTCAATCCCAAGGTCCACGTCATCCGCGCCTCGGATGTCCCGCAAGGCACCCGCTACCATTGGGTCGATCCGGCGTCTGGCAAAAACTGGGCGATGATCTGGACGGTGCATGACACATCTGGCCGCATTGTGGTCTACCGCGAGTGGCCCGACCAAACGTCATACATTGAGGGCATTGGTTATGCCGGCGAATGGGCGCTACCGGACGGCAAGAAGCTCGACGGCAAGCCCGGACCCGCGCAGCAAGACTTCGGCTTTGGCCTTGAACGCTACAAAGACGAAATCCTCCGCGTCGAAGGCGGCGAGGAAGTCTTTGAGAGATGGATGGATTCGCGCTACGGCAACGCCCGCACCCTCGGCAAAGAATCCCCGACGACCCTCATCGATGAGATGGCCGACCTCGGAATGCTCTTCACGGCAACTCCGGGCGATTCCATTGATGAAGGCGTGAGCATGATCAATGACGCCCTGTCATACAATCCTGAAAAGCCGGTGGACTCCCGCAACCAGCCGAAGTTGTACATCAGCGAGAACTGCAAGAACCTCATTTACTGCCTGCAGACCTACACCGCGGCGGACGGAAAAAAAGGGGCGACAAAAGATTTCGTAGATCTCCTAAGATACGTTTGCCTCTCCGACGCCATCAACGTCGAAGGCGACATCCTGCGCAGCCACGGAGGAGGCAGCTATTGATCTTACCTCAGGTCTCAGGTCTCAAGCCTCATCCCTCTCTTCCATGACCATGTCGCCGCCATCCCCGCCCAGCCGCCTGCGCCCGCAACGCCGCGGCAGTGACATCCCGCGCTGCGGCATCTGTGCCAAGCCGCTTCGTATCCAAGACATCCACGGCCACGACACCCACCTCGGCCCTGCCTGCCGAGAATGCGGCCCGCACCTGCAGAATGCCATCCATGCGCTAGAGATCATCGTAATGCGTCGCGGATGACGAGTTAACCCATACGAACGACTGCATTCGCCATTCGCAAACCCCGAACACAAACAGCTTAAAAATTATGCTATTCACGCAAAAAACCAAAACCATCCCCACCGACCTCTACACCGTCAACGAAGACTTCGACCGCAAGGGCGCCCTCGCCTTCTCCCGCGACCAGGCGCCGCCCGCCTACCTCGCCGTCATGCTCGAGTTGCAGGACAGCATCTCCGACATTCGCACCTTGGTCGCCACCATGGCCACCGCCAAAGAACCCGGCTACCTCGCCCACGCCGCCGGCCAGCTCAACGCCTTGCAGGAACTGTGGGACACCCTCGAGCAACGCCGCGCCGAAGCCTCGCGTCTGGAGTAGGTTTTGCGCCGTAGTCCAAGCGTGATTTGGTTCCCAGCCGCAAGTGTAAGCATTCCGCAACACTGCACCGGCATAGTGTAGCGTGAAGCTGTCACAAACTGACAGTTTGTCGCAAACCGTATAACTCCGCGCGCAAGTGCATACGCTTTGTCACAAAATGACCGCACAGAAGGTGACGCAAAGTGTCATCACTTGTGCAGAACTATAGCCGATCCTATCCACGCCACACCTGCCAAATGTCTCCCGGCGACATAAGCGAAGTATCGCACAACGAGACCTTCCGCCCCATTTTGCATTCTGCATTCTGCATTCTAAATTTTCTGCTGGACATTTGTACAGCAGTGTGAGATAATTGATGTATCAAAGTTGAGTCGTGCCCTCATGGCACATCGGTTTGATCGGACTGGCAGACGCTCTGCCTGGTTCCTACTTGAGAGGTTTAAGCTCATGGCGACAGATGACGCGGCTCCGGCCGTAGATGTGGAAGATTTCGACGTTATGTCGATCAGCGAAGCGCTTGTCGGACTGGATCAACCAGCACCGGA